CGGCCGGTCAGCGTCATCACGTCCTGGATGCCCAGGGTGATGCCGGTGGCGTTCCAGTTGGACGTGCCGAACGTCCAGTTCGATCCGGTCGAACCGTTCTTGACCACGATGTAGGACACCGGGCAGAGCGTGTCGGGGATCGTGCCGAACTGCGGTGCGACGACGAAGTTGCCGGCCGAGTCGAGCGCCACGACCGAGCCTTGCACGACCTTGAGGGCCGTGGCGAAGGTGGACGAAGAGCCGTCAAGACACAGCACGAACACGCTGCCGTAGTTGGCCGGGACGGCGACGAACGCCGCGCCCGTGACCGCATCGGTCGTCGGCGTGGCCGAAGACGAAGCGGCGGACGTGGTGTACGCCTTGCCCTTGATGCAGTAGTGCACGGTGCCGGTGGAACCGACAGTCGTGGCCGCACCGGAGGCGGTCAGCGCAACCTTGATCGCGCAAAGGGTGAACGGGGGAAACGAGAGGTTGTCCATGTTTTCTCCTTATGGACGTTGAATCAGGAACCGAGGACCATCGTCGGGTCGAAAGGCCCGTCGACGTTGACGTACACGGCGTTGGGAACGACGGTGGCGTCGTCCAGAGCCGTGGTGCCGCCCACGAAGTTGCCAGTGCCGGTCGGGTTGATCACCACGAAACCGATCACCGCCGTCTTCTGCGGCAAAGCGGGGAACACAACCGCGCCGAGCGTGGCGCCTTCGGTGCCCATCGCGCTCGACAGAGTGCCCGCCGAGTCGATGTAGAACACGAAGACGTTGAACTTGGCGGCGGTGACGGTGCCCGAAAGCGCCGCCATGTCGGTGCTGGACGCCTTGTTCACCAGCACGCCGTTGGCGATGCCGTAGAACGCCGAGCCCGCCTTCACGATGGCCGAGCCTGCCGTCTTGATGGCAAGGCCCGCCGAAGAGAAGCACTGGCTGGAGAAGCGGTCGTACACCGGTTGCAGGATCGTCCGGAGAGTCACCTGGTCGCGCGGGTTGGTCAGCGAGTTGAGGTATCGCTGGAGGTTGTCTTGCATGCTGAAGTCCTTTCAGTGAAGAAAGGGCCGGGTTTCCCCAGCCCCTCAAGATCAGCTCAGCGTGCGGATGCCGACGTTGCCAACGGCCATCCATCCGTTGTTCTCGATCATCACGGCCTTCCACCAGATCGTTCCCGCGTAGCCGCGCTGGCCATGCGGATCCGACTTGGACTTCTGGCTCGGCGGCAGGTACGTCGGGTCCAGCGACTCCTTACCGCGCACGGCGATCTGGCTCCAAGCGTCCTTGGCCGTCACGATGAACTGGTACACGTCCACGTTCGAGGCCGACTGCGACTGCAGGCCCGTCGAGCCCACGGCCGCGCCCGCATCCTGGATGGACGGCAGGTCCGGCGAGGTGATGAAGCGGAAGCGCTCGCACTTGCCGATCTCGTTGGGCATCGGCTTGCCGCTGGCGTACTTCTCCGCCGGCACGAAACCGGGCAGATCGCGGATGTCCGGCTCCATGTCGGTGTGGCAATACACCGTGAAACCTTCGGCCACCGCGTCGGTGCCGTAGCTGCCCGAGGCCGCGAGCACCGAGTTGACCGGCTTGCCGTGGTTAGCTTGCAGGTTCTTGGCGATCTTGCGGATCAGGCCCAGCGTCAGAGCACCGTTGACGGTGGAGCGCGAGGTGCCCGTGCCGCCGTAGTACTGGTTCGTGCACGCGCGCAGCGCACCCCAGATGATCATCTCGTTGACGAACGTCACGCGCTCGCCAATCTGCTCGATCATCGCCGCGGGGATGTCGTCCTCGTACAGGTCGAAGGTCTTGTCGGTGAAGCCGTACAGGCAGCCGTACTGCTGCACGACCACGGTCACGTCTTGCGGAGTGATGTTGTCGGGCGTGGGCGTCACGCCTTCGCTGATCTGGTGGGCTTGCACCACCACGTTGCCGCGATCACCCGTGCCGTTCTGGAAGAAGCGGTTGATGGTGTTCGCGTCGGTGGACGTCGCGCCGTAGGGCAGCCAGCGACGGGCCACGTAGGTGTCGCTGCTGTTCTTGGGCATCTTCACCTGACGACCCGTGCGGCCGAGGACTTCCATCGGCACGGCGTGCGACAGGATCTGGCCACGGAACTTATTGAGGCGGCCGGGGGTAAGAACGAAGGTCTGCATGCTCATCGCATGAACTCCTTATCGGTGTGCAGAAACGAAAAAGCCCGCTCAGTGGCGGGCCTCGTCTGCGGGGGTTTGCTGGATCAGCCGGATCGTCGGTAGTTGAATCCGGCGCTGAACTCGTCCTCCTCCGAGGGCGCGGGCGGATGGCCGCCATCACCTCGCGGGGGGACTGCTGCTGTGGTCCGTTGTTGTCGGGGGCTCGGTGTGGGAGCCGGTGTCGGTGCAGGAGACGGCGCTGGTGTCGGCACGGGAGCGGGCGTGTCCAGATGAGCCTTGAACAGGCGCATCAGGCGTGCCGCATCGCGCAGCTTGTCCGAAGCGGCGAGCTTCTGGATTTCCGGCTTCTGAGTCGCAACCCAGTTGCCGTATTGCCACTCGCTACCATCCTCGGGTTTCTTGACCAGTGCCTGCCAGTCGCCATCAACGATGGCATCCAGCGTCATGTCGGTCACCTCGTCGCGAATTGCGCCGAACTTCTCATCAAAAACCTTTGGATCGACGTTGGTTCCGCCCGTTCCCTTGAGCTTGCCCATGGCCTTGTTCAGGCCCTTGAGCGTGAGCTCGGCGAGTTCGGGGTACTGCTCCTTCAGCTCGGTGAAGTCCTCTGCGCTGATCTCCACGGCGGCGCCTTGCGGCGTGGCCTGCTGGATTTGCGCGAAGGCTCGCTCAAGCCCGCCGATCTTGCCGAAAGCCTGGTCGCGCAGCTTGCCGAACGTGGCCTCGATCTCGTCGACCTTGGCGGCGTTCTTGCTGACACGATCCCAGTCCTCGCGCGTGACCTGCACGAATTCGGGAGCCGGAGCGGAAGTGGGAACTGGCGTCGGGGCGGGGGTGGGCGCAGGCGTGGGCGTCGGCGTTTCCGTGGACGTTTCGCTTGTGCCGCTGAATCCCGCATCGAAGTCCGCATCGCGTTCCTCATGCTCGGGGGTATCGTCGGTAACCGGGGTTTCGGCTTCTCCTGCCATTCAGGGTTTCTCCAGACAACGATGACTGTTTCCAGTCACCAGACCATGCAGCCGGCGTTCTAGACGTGGGCTGCCACGAGTGCCGTGCACCTCTTACGAGGCGGGCGGCGAATTCGGTGTGTCGAGGGCGATCAAATACTTCAGGACGGAGATGCGGCCACGCATGTAGGCCGTCTGTCTCTCGTCGTGGTGGATGCCATCGTTTCGGGCGCGCTCGACGTCGAGCTGCCTTTGAAATTCTTTTTTCAGCCTGCGCCAGCAGTCGCTGTCCTTCTCGCTCGGCTTCAGAGCGAAGGTGGGCGGCTGCGGCGTCATTGCGCGAAGCTCTGGCCGGGCTCGGCGCGGCCTGCGGGTTCAGCGGGCGGCGTCAGTGCCTGCGGTGCGGGCGAGTGGTGCTTGTGCACGTCGACCGCCAGCGAATCGCGCGAGAGTTCGCGCTGCGTCTCGAGCTTCATGGCCAAGCCCGCTAGTTGCGTCTTGGCTTCCTGCAGCGTGATGTTCTGGGCCTTCGAGTATTCGAGCAGCGCAATCTGCCACTGCTGATGCAGCAGGCGTTCGCGGTAGTCCGCGTCGATGTGGGCGCGCTCGTTCAGCGAATCCTGGTAGATGGTCTCGCGGTCGTGGCGCGCACCTTCGACCTTCAGCTTGGTTTGATCGGCCATGTCCTGCTTGTGCAGGTCGACCTGTGCGCGAATCTTCGCGGCCTGCACCACCGGAGCCTCGGGCGGCTGGCGGTTCTGGAGGTCGGCCATCTCCTGCGGCGTGTACTTCGTCAGCTCCGGGTTGAAGCGCTTGGCGCGCATCCACTCGGCGAACAGTTTGGCCGGGTTCTGCCCATACGTCGGGTTCTGCGCCGCCGCCTGAATGAGCATCGGGAAGGTCTGCTCCTGGATCGCCTTTTCCACCATGGCGATGGATCCGCGGGCGTTGATCTCGAAGTCGCCCTTCTCGTCGTCCGGCACGGTGTCATCCAGCAGGAGCCATTCGTACAAGTCCTGCACGACGGGCTCAGTGATGCAGTCGTCCAGCGTGTACGCCTTGTCGCGCAGCAGCGTCTTGCCGTTGTCGTTCAGCAGCTCGGATTGCCCGAACGTTTCCGGGTCATTCGCGCCCGTCTGCCCTTGGGCGATGAGCGGGATGTTGCTTTGCTGCTCCGCCAGCTGGAACGCCTCCTGCAGGATGCGCAGCAGGCTCGCGCCGAGGTCGGGAATCGTGAACAGGGCGAAGACCTTGCGCACGTCATCGCTCATGCCGTCGCCGAGGTAGTACCAGAGCTTGTCTGGCGTGATCTCCGGGTTGCCGTCGGCGGGCGCCACGGCGCGCTGGTCAAGGATGATCTGGCTGCCGGCCGCCTTGCCGGCGTTGTTCATCCACGCGCGCAAGCCCGCATTGGCCATGCGCTGCGGCATGGACACTTGCTCGGCCACGCCCACGCCAGCCCAGTGACCGGCCCGGCGGCTCCAAGGGAAGGTGCGGTACGGGAAGTTGCCCGTCTTCTCCAGCGGGTTGAAGGCCACACGGATCACCGTGTCGTTGGCCAGCGTGACGATGGCAAAGACCTGCGCGAGCTCCTCCGGAAGATCCTCGATGCCCGGCGCGCCGAGCGCTTCCATGTCGTCGCGGTTCAGCGTCCCGGTCATGTGCCAGATCGTGAAGCGCGAGTTGTCGGCCTTGTCGCTCGGGTTGTTCCCTTCGACCTTGCACTTGTTCGGGCCCTCCTGCAGCACTTTGTCGATGGCCGAAGGGATGTAGATCGGCTTCCCGGGCTGGTCGCCAACCGGCGCCGTGCGCAGGTTCTTGAGCTTGTCTAGGCTCGCGGGGGACAGGAAGTCACGCTCAAAGATGTAGTCGCCCGAGTGGATGTCTTCGCCACAGCCGGGCGCCGGGAACAGGTTCCACGGGTCGACCCACTTCATCGCCGGGCTGACCTTGGTGACGATCTCCAGCACGCCCTTGTCGCCCTTGACGGAGAACGCCTTGCGCGTGCGCTGATCGGGGAACGGCGCCTTCAGCACGCCCACGCCGATGCGCGCGGAGTCGTGGATCACCTTGCGCATCTGCAGCGGATAGCGGCTTTCCACCATCCAGTCGTACACGCGCTTCTCGGCTTTTTTCGCCTTCTGGGTCGCTTCTTCCTGTTGCTGCTCGGCCGGGTCCACCTGCGGGACGGGAGCCGCTTGCGCTGTCGGCGCCGTTGGACTGGGCGCGCCACCAGCCATGGCCGCCGCCTGTGCAACAGCCGTGGGTTGCGCGGGCTGCGCAGTCGCCGGATTAGGTGCCGATTGCTGGCCGGCAGTGGTAACCGTTACCACCGGATCGGCCACCGGAGACGGTCCAAAGGCGAACGCCTTGTCGTCAATGGGCAGGACGATTTCCGACAGCTTGGCCGCGCCCATGTCCACATAGCGCGACGTCAGCCGCACGAAGGCGGTGGACTTGTTCGCGCTTTGCTGGCTGTCGCTGGTCGTCAGCGGCCCCTGCATGCTGGTGGGTTTGGCCCAGCGCGCCTTGGCAAACTCGCCACGGTTGGCGTCGTCGATGCCGAGATAGGCTTCCTCGCATTCGAGCCACTTGTCCTCGATGCCGGAATCTTTGCGGGCCTTGACGGCTTCGTCGCGCTTGGAGACAACGACCTGGCTGAGAGCAGCAAGCCGGTCAGCGCGCTCCTCATCGGAGAAAACACGCTTGGGACGGGCGAGCTCTCCCCCGCCCGATTGCAGTTCGTCGGGCAGGAGGGATTCGTCGATCATCGTTTGTCTACTTGGTTCCGAACACGCCCGAAGGCGTTACCGGATGGATCTCGTAAGCCTTCCACGCATCGGGCAAAGTCCCGAGCACGTTCACATGCCAGCCTGCAACGAGAGTCGGCGCGGTGATGACGTTGCCCTGCCCGTCGTAGGTGCCGCCCGAGTACATCGGGCCGATGATGCGGATGGCTTGAACACCATCAGGCAAGGGTGAGCCGGTTTCGCCGTACTGGATGAAATCAGCAGGAAGGCTCGCGCGGAAGGTGGCTTCGTCGGGGAAGCGAAGGTAGAGGGTTGTGCTCATTGCGTCAGCACTTGTCCGGTGGCGTTGGGCTGGCGAACGGGGAAGAACAGAAGCTTGCGGATGTGCCCGTTCATCGGGTTGCCGCTGCTCGCCCTGCCAATGCGAAGCGTCGTCGGGCTCACGGGGACCGCGCCAGCCGAATCGGTGACAGGTGCGCCGCCGTTTGCGATGAAGGCGAAGTCGTTGGCCGCGTAGGCGAGCCACAACTTGTAGACGCTTCCAACAGTGAGGCCGGGGATGGAGAGGTCCGCTTGCGTGGCCGACCCACTCGAAATAACGGCACCTGTTGCGCTCGGTCTCCAGCGAATGTCCAGCGAGTTAACGCCCGTCGTCCCGTCGTCAATGGACAACAGCGGCACGCCACTCGCGACGTTGACGAGCGAATCGCCCTCCACATAGAACGTGCCAGCAGTCGCGTTGAACCACGATGAGACTGCCGTCATAGCTTCGCTGTCTGCTGTGCGGGTGACTTGAGCGGTAGTGGTGGGGATGTAGCTGGTGGCAAAGGAGCCTGCTTCGAGCTGGGCTCCCCACGCATAGATGCCGGACGTTCCTGTGCCCGTGAATGCGGCGTTGCTGTATGTCGAATTGACACGCAGCGCAACGTTTGCGGAGACCGTTGCGCTCGCCGTCGCAGTGATCGTGCAGCGGTACCAGCCGCCGCCAACGTTCGTGATGGAAACGGTCGGCGTCCCCAGCCCAACGGAAGCCGCTCCGTTGACCAGATCGAAATTGCCGATCTGGTTCGTGCCTCCGAAGGCTGCTGCATCCAGCAGCAAGTTTCCATACCCGTACTCGCCCTGCTTCATGTAGGCGGTCAGCGTGTAGGTCGTGCCGCTGGTGACGCTGACAGCTTGGAGGACTTGATGCCCGTTCGTGGATGTCGCGTCGGCAACCAGCTTGGTAGCGTTGCTTGCACCATTCGGCGAGCCCGCTGCGTTTGCCGTGAGCGTGGATGCGCTGGCTGCCCACGGCGCAGAGCTGAAGCCTGCCGATTGAAGCAGCAGATTCGTTCTCTGCTCTTCCACCAGCAGCCCTCTAGCTGCAAGTGATACCGGGTCGTAATCGAACCTCGGAGCAGAGGCAGAAACAATGTTTCCGCTCGAATTGACACGCGTTCCTCCCGCCCCTCCTGAGATCGTCAGGCGGGAGTCGGCGCTTTCGCTGGACAGAAAGTCCAGGTACAGCGTCGGCAAGCCGCGGCTGGAAGCCCAGGTCAGAAGCATTTACTGCGCGTAGAAGATCGTGCAGTCGACCGTGCCGCTGATGGTCACGGTCAGCGCGCCCACCGTCCTGCACGGCAGCGGGTAGTACGTGCCGGGGATGGGCGTGAACGTGTTGGCGATCGTGCCCTTGCCGTCGGCCACCTTGATCGTGGGCGTGCTCGTGGCCTGCGACACGAAGATGCCCATGAGATCCACATCGAACAGCTCGGCGTTCGTCGCCGTGATGTTCTTCTTGTCGCCGACTTCAAAGACTCTTTGCGCCATGCTTGGCTCCTGAAATGACAAAGGCCGCGCGATGGCGGCCTGTCGTGGTGTTGGGTTGGATCAGCCCAGCGGCCCCATGCCGGGGACTGAGCTGCGGTAGGCGGGTACTTTGGGAAGCTGCTTCACAACGTTCACCTTTGCGTGCCGCAACGACATCAGCCCGTATCGCGTGGCCGACATCAGGTCGTCGTTCTCCTTGACGATCTTTCCGTCCTTGCGGTGATAAAGGCGGAACTCTTCCCACCAGTCGTGCAGGTGCTTGGCCACTTTCAGCCGTCCGGTTTGCATCCGGTCCAGCATGTCCATGAGGCCGGCTTCCACGCCGTTCGTGCCGTCCTCGAAGGTCGCACGCTCCTTGAGCATGTTCAGTCCGTGGCCGCGGTACTGGTTTGCCAGCTGCTCGCCAGAGCCTTTGTCGTGCTGCAAGCCGTCGTGCGGCCAAGCCACCGGAATCCACGGCCCTTTGGCCTTGATCGCTGCCGCGTGGATCAACGGCGTTGCCTCACGCACTCGATAGGCGTCGTACACATGCACCGTGTCCGTGTCGCGGTCCCACGCCAGCCACGCGGCGGCTGTGGGGTGATCCCAGCCGAAATCGATGCCCACGATGCGCGGCCAGTGGTTCGGGATGCTCACTGGCATCTCGCGGATCACTTCCTCGGCGACCGTGAAAATGCGGCCAGAGCCCAACGTCGGGATGCCCTTGGCGCGGGCTTCGCGCTCGTGCGCCGGGTAACTGGCGATGATCGCGGCGCGCTGCTCGGGCGTGTAGTGCAGCGCGTCTTCAATCGTCATGGTCGTCACATGCGTTCCCGGCGTTTTGTCTATCAGGAAGCGCTTGACTACCGTCGACATCCCAAGCAAGGGCGTGAACGTCATGTACACGATGCCCGCTGTGGCGTTCGTGCGCGTCAGGCCCTCGAAGTAGATGTCCGCCGACGGCTCCTCGTCGAACCACACGAAGTCCAGTGTTTCACCCTGCCAGCGCTCGCGGCCCTGGTCGTACGTCTTGAGGGTCAGGCGACTCGTCCCACCGGAGATATGCCGCACTGTGATGGATTCGACCGCATCGGCCACACCATGGCTGGCCCGCTTGATCTCGAGGATCGCCTCGCGCGGGATGGCTCCGGTGCCCCACTCGCCAGGCTTTCCCAGCAGCAGTCGCTGCACCGTGTCTCGCGTGCCTTGGCTGGTAAGCGATGCGGCCCAGCCTGCCGTCGGATGATCGAATACCGCGCCCTTCCAGCCTTTGGGGTACTGGCCGGTCAGGTGCATCGCCGTCTCGAACGCCGCGCACCAGGTCTTGCCAAGCTGGTTTCCCGCCATCAGCAGCCGCTCGCGGATCGCGAGGTCAGCGCCGTGGATGTGGAAAGACTCCTGCTTGGGGTACGGCTTGTACGCCATCAGCCTGCGGCCACTGGCTCGCCGCGCCTTTTCTTGCAGCGCCATCGCCAGCACGGTCTTGGCCGGCAGTTCCTCGAGATCCTGCATCAGTGCAGCCGGACGCCGAGCTCCTTGGCCTTGGCTGCGATCAGTCGGTCCAGCACGTCGTCAGGGAGCTCTTCGACGGCGTGCTTTTGCTTGTTGTCTTCCAGGAACAGGCCCAGGTGCTTCATGGCCTGCTCACGGGCGCCTTGCCGCTGCGCCCACTTCACCTTGCGAACGAACACGGGCGCTTCCGGCGAGCCGTGCTGTTCGAACTCCACCGAGGTCAGCGCCATGCGCACGTCCTCCGGGAGCTCGGTGATCTTGCGCAGGTTGCCGTCCGCGTCGTACAGGTTTGCCGGGTCGAACGTGAGTTCCTGCACGATGCTGCGGATCACCAGCTCTTTCGTGAGCTCGTACTTCTGCGCCGTCTTCTTGCTGCGGCGCGCAATTTCGGCGGCAACCTCAGCATTCCTCAGCAGGCGCGCAGCATTCGCTTCGGCGGCGTGCCCCTTCGCTTCGTACCCTGCCCGCTTGTAGGCGGCAGTCGCGTTCAGGTCGATCAGGTATTCCTGAACGAAGCGCTCTTGTTTCGGGGTCAGACTCACAGCCCACGTTCCATGCGAGCCAAGCCGCCAATCGTCAGCGTCTTCATGATCTCAGTACCCGCCGCGGGACTTGAAACCAGCGTCCAGGTCGGCGTCGGCGCTGCCGTCGTCAGGCATCTGACCGTCAGCCTTGATCGCTTCGAGGGCGATGGTCAGGGCCTCTTTCACGTTGGAAGCGGGCTTGTACTTGGATTCGTCCTCGTACTCGCCGGACTCTTCGGATGCTGGCTCCACGCCCACACGGAACGAGCCATCGGGCTTGACGCAGATGACGACCTCGTAGCCCGCGTCTTGGCCCTGGTCCTCGCTGGCTTCGTCGGCGCCGCCGTCTTGGAGGTCTTCGGGATCAGCGGGGGCTTGTGCGGGATTCGTGGCCATGGTGTTTCCTTTTCGGATGGGTGCGCCCCATGAGGGCTTACGGTGTCAACGGCTTGTGAGCCTCGCCGCTGGGACGCTGCCCTTCGCGATGCCCGGGGTTTCGCGGTATCGCATTCGCGTGAAGCATCTCCGGCCATTTGCCCCTGACCGGAACCTATCCCCGTTCTAGGCGTGGCTTTCGGGGTGGCAATAAAAAGGCCCGCACGCGGCGGGCTTGCAATGAGTCCCTTGCGGACTCAGGAGCGGAGACAACTGTGGGTTCGGTGGCCGGTGCTGATCTCCGGCTTGCCGGTTTCAACAGGGGCTTGAGGCACTCACTCGGCTTGCGCCACCAGCAAGAGCGGTCACACCACGCCACCTGAATCTCGCGCATCAGCCTGCGCATTCACCGAATTCAGTAACCCGCCGGGGTGCGCATCGTTGAGAGGCGTGGCGGGTGTTGTTAGTTTTGCTCTGTCTGGCCCCGCGCTACTAGGGCGTCCGACTGTCTAGGCTTGCCGGGGGTCAGCCCGGTAGAGACCACTCGCGCTGTAACGTGACTAAATCGTCCTCGGCGGTCGGCGTTTGCGCAGGCGTGTCTGCTTTCCACGCCGCAGAACAGAGCAAAAGCAAGGGGGCTAGCTAACATCGCTTCACCAGCTGAATGGGAATGCCCTACGTTTCCTCGGTGCCCGCCCAACCCCTTGCGTTTGCTGTCTTGGGGGAAAAGCTCCGCCCGCGATGGGCGGGATCGACTACTCTTTTTGCGTCCGGTCTCTTCCCGTCCGCTATACGATCACGGTCCTATTCTATGGACTGTTTCAAACTTTGCAACTGGCTATTCTTCCGGCCCGTTTTCGGCCGGTACACGCCAGATATCCAGCGGGTGCCGCTTGATCGATGGCCACGGGAGAACGGCGTGGTGAACGCGCCGCGCAGCACTCAAGTTGTCCAGCACCTTTTGCGCGAACGGCTCATCAAAGATACCCAGATCCAAAAGCAGGGAGCCCACTACCTGATAGGCCTCGTAGCAGACCAATTGCGCCTCACGCGCCGGGGGGCAGCTGCCGTCGAATCTTTCGTACCTTCATCACAGCTCCACTTCCTCGCCCAGTTTGCTCTTGACGAAGGCTCGCATGGCGGCGATGAGAGGAGTCTTGCCATACGCCGGGAAACCCATGTCGCCGACACGCGCGACCCACAGCGAGAACAACTCACCGTCCTTTCGGACGTTGCCGCCTTGCCGAAGCCAGATTCCGTGGCGCTCAATGATCGGTCCAGCGTCGCGCCAGTCCGTGCTGGGCTCAAACCACTGTCCGAGTGGGTCGGCCGCATCTTGGCTCACACCGCATCGGCCATTTACAACCTCGAAGCGTCGACCCTCGGCCTTGGCAACAGCCGCATCCAGCAATGCGCCTTCCAGTTCGTCAGTTTGATATTTCATGTCACAACTCCAATCGAGACGTCAATGCTCGCATAGCCGCTGGTCCCGCCTGCCCCATCGCCCTCTCCATCTCCGACACCAGCCAGCGGGCCAGCGGACGATACTCCTGCCGAAATTCTCTCTCCAACTCCCGGCGACCGCCGCCCTTGCAGCACTCGCAGGCCGCATCACTCAGGACGCCGCCGACGCCATTCTTCCCCGTCCCGGGCACCAACTGGTAACCCGTCCCACCGCACGGATCACACCGACCGTTGCGATGCCACGCAAGGCAGGCGCAGGCCATGTCATGACAGGCGGGTTTGCTGATCTTGACCCGCAAA